AAAAACACATACAAATTCTACAAAGAAAAATAAAAAACAGAAAAAAATGAGTGAAATGGATCATTTTAGAGCACGTATGAGATTGCCAATTGGTACAACATCATTTGGCATTACTCTAACACCTGAAATGATAGAAAATAATGCACGTATTGAAAAAGAGATTAACCAACATATTAAGGATGGCTATTATAAAGATTGGGGTTTATAATAAAACAAATAATCTTATACAATTGCACACAATTTTGATCCCAGCGATTTATAATAACACTTTCCATACTTCACATCATTATCCAAAACTTTCGCCATAGACTTTTGACTAATCTTCAATTGTGTCATACAATCATATTTGCAAGTAAATTCTCTAATTATATGTTTTATTTTTAGTTATATTTATTTAGATCCAATAATAATACGATTAATCTCTCGTAATATATTTGATAAATCAAATGTAGGTGTATTTGGATTATATCGTATTAATTTATTTCCCAATGATACAATATATTCTTCTCTTTCTTTCTCTTTTTCGGCATCTCTATCTACATGATCATTCTCGTCGCATTCTATAGCCAATTTATATTCAGGAAAGTACAAATCAATTCTATATTTACCCATTATAAATTGTCGTTTGCATTCAATAATACCCTTAAATGAATTTTCAATAAATCCCACAGTTTGATTTTCAATACACATTCCAATATTTACAGATTTAACTGTATCACTTACTTCTACAATATATCTATTTCTAAAATTGTATGAATTCTTTAATAATTCAAATACAGTCTCTGTAAGAAGAAATATTATTTTATTTTGACCACCACGACATTGTTTTTTAGGTGTAATTTGTTTAATATAATGTACATTTTCTTTATAATTTTTCTCTAAATGCTTTGTTAAATTTACTCTTTTACCTGCAATATGCAATAATTCATCTAGATCTTTAACAAAATCAGTCATGGCTTATTAGTATTCATATATTATTTAGTAGTCAATTTTTAATCGCTAAATAATATTTTGCTTTTATAGCGTAAGCGATACTATTCCCCCAAAACTCTATCCAAAAACGTAACATATACTCTTGCTTGTTCTAACTTATCCTGAATGGTAACTGCACCTGCCTTTGATGAAGCCCATCGCTTATTCACAAGCTGTTCTGTTCTAGCATCTTGTACACCCTGCTCTTTTAAATTCTGTAAAGGATGCTTTTCTACAGTAAAGTACTCACGATATCCATCACCACGTTTTTCTTTATAATAGATAACAAACTTTGGTAAATCAGATTGTACAATTCCTTCAGGTAATGGTTTTGCATTATGTTTTCTTGACATTTTTCCTCTATTTGCAGTTTGTTCGGATTGAGTAGCAATTCTAAGATTGGCTATACGATTATCTAACTTATTACGATTAATATGATCAATTGAATCATTTCCTCTACCATGTCCACGATAATCCATTAAATACTGATGTAAACAAATATTAGTAAGTCCAGTATCAGTCATAATATGCGCAGAAGCATATCCATTTTGCATAATAAACCATGTAATAAGTCTCCCATTTATTTCACGAATCTGTGGAAGAGTCTCTTTATCAATGATAGTATATCCACCAGGTCGGCAGAACATAAGAATACATTCATTTCCCTCTTGATCTAATGCATCATAATACCAATTAGACTCTACTCCTGCACTTTTTCCCATTCGTTGCACAATTCCATCATGACGCTCCATAATTGTAAATCCTTGAGGTACTTCAGGGATGCCGGACATTGTTTTATCTACCCTCCCCCAATATTATTTAGTAGTCAAATTTTAACCGCTAAATAATATATTTCGTTTTATACGTAATACATAATATAGACAACCAAACAATACGTTTAGTTGGAATAGGCGAGCATGCCTACCGCTATTTAACCTCTACAGGTTAAATAACCCTTCAAACTCTCCTGACGCGTATAACAACAGATACGTTTCATTCCTCTTGAAGACCACATCTCTGTGGGGACGGACTCTATCTTAAGCCGAGTGTTACATTTCTGTAACCTCAGCCCATTACCATTGAGTCTCTGAACTGCATTCATGCTGTCTTTTTCAAGACAGGTTAGAACTTGGCTGCGGATTGTCTCTATTCGTAACATTCTTACCATACCCACGAGTTTCCCCTTGGTGCTACAGGACAGACCTTTCGGCTCCTGAGCGGTAGTTACGACTTGATTGTGTTTGCACACAAACAGCGACGTGTCAATGTCGCCACGAGAGTTTCCCGCAATTTGATAATGTTGCCCATTGCGATATCGCAATTGTTGATGGACTAGCAAATCTTTTAATGATTTACTCTTAGCAGCCAATAATAACAATAGTCAATTGTTAAATGATAAACCACCCCGTGGTTTACCCTCAATGTTTCCAAGGAGGACGGACTGTACCTTAAGCATTCTCAGATTGATTAGATCGTCATTGAATACCAATGCCTTTGCAGTCTCTGAAACGGTTCCATGGCCTATCATAGCGGCTTTAGAAACTCGTCTGCGGATTGCCCAATCCTTTGCGTTTTTACTGTATCCGAGGTCATTACCCTGGGGTACACTTATCATTTCTGATAAGCGATAGTAGCAAAGGCTGTCAGGGGTTTCCCGCAACCAGGTCATTTTGCAGTGTTTTTCAACACCACTAGCTAGTCATACTGTTTGTCCCTGCTTTGTTAAAGCAAGGCAGCTAGCTATTTGGCACAGGCGGTTTGCAAGTGCAACCGAGCACATACACATATACATGTGTAAAATGCAGTTAATGCCAGACATAATTCTTAAAACGTTGTAGTTAGTTGCATACACGCGAACGGTGGATGACAAGTTAACGCCAACAGCGTTGTTTGATACCGTCAACAACAGGGTGGTGTTGTCAATACGGGACAAGTTGCAAGATCCACTGGGCTGATGTTGCTCAGGCTGCAAAGCAAATGAATAAACGTTAATACCAACAGCGGGGATGTTGGTGTGGTGCTGGTAGGGCTGAACCCAGTTGAAGTAGTTGCCGTCGCGAACCTGGAAGCGGTCGTGGCCGTTGAGCTGCAACAAGGCAGTAACGGTGGGGTTCTTGCCAGCCATGCCTTCAACGCGGGTGACGGAGTAACCAGACTCCAGAACGGAGCGGTCCCACCAGTCAGAGTAGTTGAAGGGCTGCTGTCCCTTCCACGGGTTGATGACGGAGTCATCGCATGAGACGTAAGAATCACGCTGGACGACCCAGACCAACTCCTTGCAAGGGTGGTTGAAGTTCAACTTCAACTTGTTGGCAGAGGAGGTGATGGACTCACCGCCAGTGAACTGCAAGACATCGATCAAGTACTCGTGAGAGACCTGGGCGAACTTGCGGCGTTCATCAGTGTCCAGGTAGATGTAATCAACGTACAGAGAGGCAGCAGCCAAACCGCACTGGCCGACACGGTTGCGAACGGCGTGGGGGTCGGCGGAGTTGGAGTAGTCCCAGCACAAGTTGTTCAGGGAATCGAACTCCATGTTGATGCGGACCTCGTGGTACTGGAGGGCGATCAAAGGGAGAGCCAGACCAGGGTTGCGGCAGAACCAGAACTGCAACGGGATGTACAAGGTGTACATCGGGGCGCAGGAGGTGACAACCTCAGAGGTGAGGGGCTCACCGCCATAGCAGTCGTTGTCGCAGGATGAGCCACCCTGGTAGAGCAAGTTGGTGAGCTCAGGGACGTTGCCAACCATCTTGGCATAGCCAGCCTGCTTACCAGGCTCCTGGGTGAGCTCGTTCCAGATGTGCATCCAGTCACCATAGTGCTTGTCGATGCGCTGGCCACCGATTTCAATCTCAACGTAGTTGATCAAGTTGTGACCAATCCAGTTCAACCAACGGAATTGAGCACCAGAGCCATCGGATACTTGCAGAGCAACCTGAGGCAGAGTAGCCTGCAAGTACATGCGGTGAATCAAATCACCGTTACGCTGAATGGTGCAGGTGACTTTCTTGCCAAAGTTGGGGGCACCATTGAAGGGGTTCTCAATGGACTCCATGGCGAAGTTAGTGTGACGACGATATACAACCTTAAAAACAAGGTATACCCTTCCTTTCGGAATATTTATGAAGATGTACTATATACATTTTACCTTTTTACAAAGGCTCGTCGTAACTTCAAAGGGATTGGACTATAACTTAAGCCTTTTACATTTCTGTAGAAGACCCATCACCATTTAGTCTCTGAACTGCATTCATGCTATTTAAATATTCATATGCTTTAGTTAATTTTTCTTCATCTGATAATTTTTTAGAGGTAAAATATTTATTTTTAAGTATTGGATGATTCACTATTGAATATCCTGATGATGTATAATGAGTTGGTCTTTCTTTTACATATACAATATACATTGGCAAATCTACATGTGATTTTTTATGCGCCTTTGATAAAGCAAGTTTATGTTCTACAGATAATTCTTTATTGTAGAAGTGATGTTTTTCTCCACTTTTTGCATTTGAGATTGCTATTTTTGTCTCATCTGTTCGTGGTTTTCCAAAATTATAGTTTTTATAACCTAATTTTGCTTCACGCATTCGTTGTTTTGATGCATCACTATGTTTTGCTTTACCACCACCAGTTCGTATATTATAACCAGATGGCTCCAATGTATTGTAAAATTGGATGAATTTTATTTCATATTCATCTAATAGTTCATTATTAATTATCATTAATACTTCAAAATTCATATTACTCTTTCCATATTTACGTATTGCATTTTCTAGTAAAATACAGCAATTTGAAAGTGCACAATGTTCACGAAATCGTTTTTCATAGTGTCTTTCAGTTTGTCCTATATATCTTTTACCAGAAGGTGATGTAATACAATAAATATAGCCCATTATCAGCTTAAATTATAATTAAATCTAATTAAGCATCAATTTTTAAATAGGTTAGAACTTGGCTGCGGATTGCCCATTTTATTGATTTTTATCAATTCATTATTATCATTGTTACCATACCTGAGTTATGTTCTCAGCCATATATCTTTTTCAAAATATACTTGGTAGATAATACTTTAGGGT